AATCCGTGCCGTTATTCGATACAGCAAACGTCACGAATATGAGTTTTATGTTTTCTCGTTGCTTTTCGTTGCAATCCGTACCATTGTTCAATACGGCAAACGTCACGAATATGAGTAGCATGTTTTATGACTGTTATTCATTGCAATCCGTACCATTGTTCAATACAGCAAACGTCACGAATATGAGTAGCATGTTTTCTCGTTGCTATTCGTTGCAATCCGTACCATTGTTCAATACGGCAAACGTCACGAATATGAGTGGCATGTTTTATTATTGCTATTCGTTGCAATCCGTACCATTGTTCAATACAGCAAAGGTCACGGATATGAGTAACATGTTTAATGGGTGTTATTCCGTAGTGGCAGTAGCTGCACTATCTGTAGGAGCGGTCACGAGTATTACGAATATATTCGGATCGTGCTCTTCTCTGGCCTCGGCACCGCTTTCGGGCACTGCTATATCTATCAGTTATGCGGGGTGCAACCTCGCACGTGATGAGATTGTTGCTATATTTAATGGTTTGGCTACAGTTACGGGCCAGACTATTACTATTACTGGCAACTGGGGCGTGGCAAACTTGACTGACGCTGACCGTAAGATCGCAACCGATAAAGGTTGGGCGATTGCGGCGTGATACTTATGGACAACACTCAAAAGACGGTAGAGGCTGGGTTGTACAAGTTGGAAAACGGCGAATTGTTGTTTGCACCGAATTATGTTATAGGGCCAGGGCTTAAGCTGAAAGCAAGTAAAACAATTGTAAACGTGAAAGGTTGGTCCTGGTTCCCTTCACGTGCTGCAGCCGAGACTGCCTACGGTCTAAAGTCGGTTGATTCAACCTATTGTGGACGAATAGATTGTCCTATGCGTGTACAGGAGGGTGAAAGCTATGAGTAAAGACACAGGTCTCGGCTATCCGATATGGGGTTGTCCATTCACGCTGGTCTTTCCTATACGTGATAGATATGGTGTTCTGCAGACAGGTTATGCGGCGAGCGCTGACTCTGAAATTTCCAAAGATGGTGCTGCTTTCACAGACTGCACTAATGAGATTGCCGAGATAGGTTCTTCGGGCTATTACAAGATTACTTTGGAAGCGGTTGAAACTCAGGCGGCTCAGGTAGTTTATAAAGTGACGGCAAGTGGATGCGTATTTTCGTGTACGTTGTTGCCTGTTCGTTGTGCGGTAGTACTTGACGGCCAGGCAACAGCAGGTGGTGCAAATACACTAACATTGGCGGCAGGCACGATATTTACTGACGATGAATATAATGGCTACATCCTGCTTTTGGACGGTGGCACAGGAGCAGGCCAAGCTAGCCGTGTAATAGATTCGGTGGGGTCTACTCGTATACTGACTGTGCAGACTAATTGGGATACACAGCCAGATAACAGCACAACCTATCAAGTTCTAATGCCACCAGAAAGATCTGCTATGGCGGAGGATGCGGTACGAGAGATTCGTTATCGCTCATGCATGGGTGTGGTTACAGATACTGGAGATGGAACGATCAAGGTCTATGATGGTCCTGACCCTGCGACGGCTAATGTATTGTTTACATTAACTAAGACAACGGTGGATGATCAGGATACCTGGGTGCGAAGCTAAATGGCAGATGTGCGTGCAGTAGCAACATTGGGGTATATGACTGCAAATAATGGTGGCACACCAACCACTGTTGGTACATGGGGATATTGGACGCCGATATGGACAGTAATAGAGGAATCGAGCCTGGTTCTATCTGCGATGATTGCTGGGCGGGTAAAGATGCTTTGGATAGCAATGATGGGGTTGGGCGCTACTGTGGGAACTGGAGTCCAGATAGCATGGGCCTCAGGCTTGCAGTTTGGTACCATGATAGTAAACAGTGCACGTTTAGTTTGGACATCAGGGTTGCAGTTGAATATTACTTTGATGAATAAAGCCCGTTTGGTTTGGATGGCGGGACTGCGGCTTGGTGCAGCAATAGCAAACAAGGCTCGTTCTGTTTGGGTGTCTGAACTGCGGCTTGGTGCCATGCTAGTAAACAAGGCTCGTCCAGTCTGGACGTCTGGACTGGTATTACATTCAAAAGCATTGCTAATTACCCTTGAATCTCTCAGAGCTATGTTCCTATCTGCAGGAACACGAGTGCCAGCTTTGATAGAGTCCAGTGGACGAGCAGCAACAATGTGGTTTAGATCAGTTGCGACGCGCGCCGTCGCTTATATTCTGTCACGAGGTGATCGGAAATGAGGTTTCTCAATATGTTTGGTATACGAAAGGGCTTAACTATCGGATTTAATGTCGAGATACGTGATCGCGTTACGGGGAAACTCCTTCATCGTGGGCACAATATTGTTACGACTGCAGGTCGTAGTGCACTTGTGGACCTGCTGCAGGATCATACTGCCGTAGCCGAGTTTGCATACATCGCTATTGGTACAGGTGCAGGTGTGGAATCGCCGGATGACGAGGCGTTAACAACAGAAATTGACCGTGTATTAGCGACTCAAGGAGAACCTAGCGGGCAGCCTACGGTGTATCAGCTAACTGCTACATGGACCAATAATACTGCAAGTACACAAGGAATAACGGAAATTGGAATCTTAAATGATGACGTAGCTGGAACATTATTGGCACGTGAGACTTTTGCTGTGCTTAATATACCGCCTGATGGACAGATTGATATTACTTGGACAATGCCTCTTACTGCAGCATAATTATGTTATATACTGCGTGATAATATCATGCCAATAGTTGGAAAAAAGATAAAGGATCCAGATGAAGTTATTATCGCTGGACGTTGGGGAATTGATTGGATCCCTGATTTGGTTGAATATGAAAAAATAACGCATGTTGATATGCAGATGTTAGATGAAAGTGGCACTGATTGCAAAAGTGATATGTTATCAGATATAACTATTATAGAAGATCGTTATACAACTGCAACTGTTAAGAAAGGAGAATCAGGTGCTACTTATCGGTGGATACATCGTGTAACAACATCCGCAGGTAACATATTGGAAGATTACATTGCGGTAGTTGTTATATCAAATGAATCACTATGTTAAATATAGAACGTTCATATCAACAACTTACCGTTATTTGTGACGCAGAAGAGTTATCTGTTGTGTTTATGGATAGAAGAACGCTTGATGTTGATATTAATGATAGCGTTGATTTAGGTATTGATACAAAATCTAAATTGCTCAATGTTTCTACTATTGAGGTATATTAATGTCTATAGTATATCCAATTTCATCATTGCCGGTTATAGAAGACTTGAAAGTAAAGCAAGCCAAGACTTTTTATAAGTCCTATGCGTTACAATTAAATGACGCAGAATGGGACTTATCTAATGGCACAATTCACTTTAAAGTGCAATCTGCATATAGTGATAATACACCTCTTATTACACTATCTCTTGATGATACAAAGATGGATGATGCCCTAAAGGGTCAATTTACAATTCAATTGACTCCAGAACAAACAAATAAAACACCTGGACAATATTTGTATGAAATTAGGTTGGTTATAGCAGAAGGTGATTCTCTATTTCCAAATGGGTTAGATATCATTCTGTACGAAGGAAAGTTTGTTATAACAGATACGATTTTTGGTGCAATAATATAGCATGGAGAGATATGACCAATGAAATCATACTTTAGCCAGTATATTGTGGATTCCTTACGTAAACTTATTGATAATTTATTTATTGATGAAAAAGATAAGGAGTTATTCCTTCAACGACAACTTAATGGTATGACAGTATATGGTGAAGATAATTTCTTGACGCCAGAAGGAGATCAAAACTCTTGGAAAGGAGAGCAAGAAGTTAGCGATGAAATTATAGATGCAATTAATATAACAAACTTATGTATGTTAAGAAGTGGGTATAGATCTGCTATTGGGGCAATACTAGGGCATTTGTCACATATCTATAGCTTATTACATAATAGATTCCATCCATATGTAGTTTACATCGCTCATCCTTATAGTGATAACAGGGATCAAAGGATAAAAGAAGTTAGAGATATTGCGTTGCAAGTTTTCAAGCGTGGGCATATTCCTATTGTATCGCATTTAATGTATCATAACTTTGATGTATATGACAAGTCTCTAGATTATAATATATTTTTAGAAGCAGACTTATCTTTGATAATGATTAGTGACGTTTTACTGTTGAGTAGACCTAGTCCAGGTGCAAATATTGAGTTTTTGCATGCATTAAATATACACAAACCAATTATTCATTCTATAGATGAATTACCAGAAAGAAAATGGACAACGATAATGATGAGCAAGTATTCCCAGACGAAGAGAAACTCGTAAGGTTTAATACTTTGATAGATTTATTTGCCCGCGGTTTGACTTATGACGAGATTTTGCAAGAAACCGCGAGGCTTGGTATTTCTGTTAGTCGTACTCAGCTTTATGCATTTAAAACCAGTCACAAAGACAAAATATTGAATTATATACGAGATAACGCAAATGTACTATTATCTTCTATTCCTATAGCACTCAAACCATTACGAATACAGAGACTTAATGCTATATGTGAAAAATTAGAGGAAGGTATTATGACTTCCTGTGATGATAAATCTTATCGTCAAGCTGCAGCGCTCACAGATACATTATTGAAAGCTTATAGATTAGTTGCAGAAGAAACAAATGATATTACCAAGGTCTCAAAGGGCATGAATATGTATGTTGCTATTTTGCAAAATGCTCCTTCACATCTGCGTGAAGAAATTGTTAGTAGATTGCAAGAATTGAAAAATCTTATAGCTTCATCAAACATGCCTGCGTTGTCCGAGGCGATAGATGCTACTTTTGTAGAAGAGAGTTCAATGCCATTGGATAAAGTTGATAATGGTTGATACAAGATATATATGTTCTCAAGGAGTTAAAATAGCAATTCATTGCCGTGATATTTGATGGCAAGTAATAATAACGAAGATTTTATATCATTACTTTCAAATAATACAGAACGTGTTGCCGATGAGTTATCTCAAATAGAAGAAGCCATTGATGCATACAAAGTATTAATGGCTAGGGATGATATTTGTGCGTTTGCAGAGTATGTCATGGTTGATGAATACGGTAAATTATGGTCTGTACCACAACATCAACGCGAATGGTTTTCTTTATTAGATAGTTCAATCAATAGACTATTACTAATCGCACCGCGTGGACATGCAAAATCAACAACTGTATTAGCGTATATTCTTTATGCTATTGGAAAAAATCCCAATATATCAATTAAGTATGTTTGTGGCGATGATGATTTGGCAATTGATATGTTGCAGATGGTTAAAGACAATATAAAGAATAACAAACGCTATCAAAAAGTTTTTCCACATGTTAAACCAGCGGATGAAGGAGAATGGACCAAACATAAAATCTTTATAGAACGTCCTGCTTCTCTGGGGCTAAAAGACGCTACAATACAAGCCTTTGGAGTTACTGCCTCAGGTACTGGTGGAAGAGCGCATATTATTATCTTCGACGATATTATCGATTCACGTAGTGCAATTATTTCTCCATCACTCTTACAGAAAATAGAACACCTTGTTTCTTTTGATTGGCTTAATTTACTGTTTCCTGGTGGTAGAGCAATAATGATTGGTACGTTTTGGTCTTTTGATCCGCCAGATATATATGTAAAATATGCTAGAAAAGCACATGATATTACAAATGTATCGCATAAAGATATAAGAACATATGAGAAAAATCCAAGCCAATGGTTTCTTTGGAAGCGTCCAGCAATTTACAATAATGGACCAATATGGCCAGAAAAGTGGCCTCAAGAGGCGTTGGAAGCTAAAAAGAAAGAAAATGTATTAGCGTTTATGCAACAGTTTTTGTTGGAAGGAGCTATTGGTAAAACTGAGTATTTTTCTGAAGAGAACATAAGTAAGTGTTTGCGTAATGATATTGCATTGGGGGAAGGATACGATAAAGACTGGCCACGTTATGTTGGTGTAGATCCAGCTTCTTCCCTAAGGAGATCTTCGTCTTTTAGTTCTATTTTTCTTATTGCAGTTAGTCCAGATGGAGTTAAAATTCCAATCAATATCTGGAGAGAAAAGCTACGTCCAGAACAAGTTGCAAATTTAATCATAGACATATATAATAATTATAAACCTAATATAATATTAGTAGAAAATAATGGTTATCAGACAGCGTTGGAAGATTTGATACGTGTGTTAGCACGAGAACGTGGAATGAATGATATGCAACTTCCGTTGGCTGGTAAGTTTACAGGATCACAGAAATGGTCCCCAGATGTTGGATTGCCACAATTACATATAGAGATGGCTTCTGGCAAATGGATTATTCCCTTTGCGGGTGATCATACTCTGCCTGGACATTCATGTGTTGTTTGCAATTGGTTGAAAGAAATGCGTGAATTCCCTTTTGGAGATACGACTGATATTATCATGAGTATGTGGTTGGCAAATACAGCGGCTTCTGATATGGGTGTTTTTACTGATATACCAGTTATAGGTTATAAGGCTACTAAAAATCTTCGGTTTTAAACGTAAAAACTGTATATAGGTGACACTATTGTGGCCCCGAATAGAAGATTAGGATTGAGACAACGAATACATAAAGCCTGGCAAGCTTTGTTTTCCTCTTCTGGAGAGGAGTATGGGCCTAAAAGTACAGAAGGCCCTTTGTATAATAATCTTGCTGTGCCTTGGGTGCGGTTTGACCAACGCAAAAAGCTTTGGATTGATTTAATGGATATGGATGAGCAGGATTCTATACCAGCACGGGCGTTGGATATTATTACGAGATTTGCCGTTATATTCCCTGATGAAGAATTGCAAGGATTTAAGTTGGATGCTCCACCAAATGAATTGGACATTTTAGAACCGCTTGCTGTGTTGTTCCAGGAAAACTCGTTTGAATGGGCTCGCTGTATGGTACATTGGGGAAGTCACTTTGTTGAGATAATTACTGATGATGATTTCAATATTGTTCGATTAAAGCCATTCCCTTATCCCTATCAAATACAAATCAACACTGATGAATATGGTAACTTGCGACATGATGATCCAGATAAAGTAATGAAGAATAATAAAATGTACGTGGCTGCGTATGAACAATATAATGATAATCAACAACTATTAGCGGCATTTTATCCATATCAAATACTTCACCTTGGTTTTGGGGTTACACATGGTAAAGTGTATTACGAGCCTATTCTTGCCTGTGTTACGGGTGTTTGGAAGCGATTAAGAGCTAAGGAAGACGGGTTAGCGATTGCAAGATTGGTGCGAGCTTTCCCACAACGCATACATAAAATACCTGTACCTATTGGGGCTACTGCAGAACAAACATGGAATAAAATATCTGAGTATAGAAATTCTATGAACGTTGATACGTTGGTAGGATATGATAGTACAAACACAAGATTTAGACTGGTAGAAAGGCAAGCACCAACGGCTGTTGATACTGATTATTATATCACGAGATTGTATACTCCTGATGGTAGTCGAATTGTAGATGGAGATATTGAGAATCTTGATGCGTCAAATCCCTATCTAGAGAATTTGGATGACATATATCTCGACTTGCGGCGTGTAATTTGTGCGTTGCAAACGCCCATGACTTATCTTAATATGCGAGTTGGGCAAAAGTCATTCATTGATAAGTCAACAGAAGGAGAAGAAGAATCCTTCGCTTATCTAATTAAGCATGTACAACATGCTTATCTTAAAGGGGTACGGCAAGTATTTGATTTGCAATTATTGTTGCATGGGATTAATCCATTGACTGCAAAATATACATTAATACCGCCAAGAATTAGCCCTTCAGAATCACAAAAATCATCACGAATTGACAATCTTCGTGCACAAACTGCTTTAATGTGGGCAAAGTTAGGATTGCCTCCAGAAGTTATTGGTTCTCAAATTCTGAATCTTAGCAGTGCTCAAATAGCAGCTTGGATGAAAAAAACAGGCGGTAAAATATCTCAAAAAGAACTTGACAATTGGATAGAATTTGCTAAAATGCAAATGTCAAACGATAACAAAAATATTAATATTGAAAATGGTGAACTTGAATATTATGCCACACAAAACGAAGAAGAAAAGTAAGGATAGTAAGAAAAAAGGTAAGTGCAAGTTTCATTCGTAATATTTTAAGTGTAAGATTGGCAACTGGTGAATAATAATGCCATATCCTAATTTCCATAGTTGTACTTTAAGGCCGATTCCTAGTGGCGCGAAAGTCCGATATAAGAAACGCGCCCAACGCATTAATGGGAAATGGGTTGATCATATTTATGCTATATCTAGCCCTAAGAAGTCTTTTTTGGCTTCTGTAAGATTCCCAAGAGTAGAAGGATGGGCTGGTACTGTTGCTACCAAGCAAGCCCGTAGTTGGTGTAGACGAAATAAAGGGCGATTTGAACCGATGGTTAAACCAAAGAAGGACGCCCTTTTTTCATTAGAGCAATGCAATAGACTGCATGAAGTAGCTCACCAGGTTGCTGATATGGAACTGCACAATCTTGCACTTAAATTAATGCGAATAATCGGAATGGAACATATTGCTGTTGATGAGTTAGATACCCAAACCATTAATCAAGACAATCCTAATAGGAATAAAGTATGGGAGATGCTGCCTGATGCTATGTGTCTTAAGGAGAATTATATATTACATGTGGGTTCTTCTGTTGAGCACGAGAAGTATAATGATATTGATATTCTAATTGATGATGTAGAGATAGATGGAATTATTGCGTCAAATATTAAGGCAGCAGTGCAAGGATCTAATGTTGATATTATTTACGATGAATATGGCCCTAATGAAAAGTATGCGTCATTGTATGATTTATGGGCCATTAAACGCGATCCTATTACTATTGAAGAACCTCACGGTGTAATTGAACTTGGTACGTTTACTAAGATTGGTCCATTGAGAGAAACTGGAGTATATAAATTCCCTATCGTTGCTCAGCGTCTTATTGATGGCGTTAAGTATCAAATTCATAAAAATGGGTTAGATCTTATTGTGTTTAATAATCAAGGGAATGTTGTTGAGAATTTATCTAATTTTCCCTTTGCAGCGGATATTATGGAAATGGAAGATATGAATACTTGCGTGATTGAGGGGGTTTTTGATGGTATTGTGTTTTGGGTCTATGATATATTGCTTTATAATGATTCACAAACGTATCTGAATAGCTTGAACGATAGATTATCGTTGATTATGAGCCATGAATATCCGGAGTCTATACAGCCACTTCCTTATAAAGTAATACAAACACCAGATAAGCTCAGTACGTTAAAGAACGGCAAGTGGATCCTTAGATGGATAGGAGAGAAGCTCAACTTAGGTGCTCCTTTTTGGTTTGTATATTCAGCAGGTGATATAAGACCTGGACAAGTAATACCAGATCAAAATGGATTACAAATACATAATAATGGAACGTCTATTTTCATATTTAAGGATTCACAGCCGTTGAATTTGGCCAATACCGAAGAATATCAACCAATTGTGTCTGCTTTGTCTAATATTAATGATACGTTTATAATGGTTGCTAAGTATAATCCTAAGAGCAATACACTGGGCATTATAGATATCAAGTATTATGGGAATAAGCAGCTCGATGATGATGATAGTAAGCTTGCATGTTATAATGAAATAGCTAAGTATATATCAGGCGATATGATCGTTACAAATAAGGTTTCTGGAAAGATTATGAAAGATGATGTAAACGCTGAATCGTTAGAAGATACAGAAACTAAGACAGAAAGTGATAAAACAACTGCTATGGGAGATACTAGAGACTGGTATATTATCAATGGGCAAAAAATAGAGCAAGATGAAAATCCTTGTTTGTCTTATATATACGATAATGTGAATGGTGAAAATAAATGTGCGTTATATCTCAACGCACCAAATACATCATATTACATTGGACTTTTAATTGATAAAACTAATGGCAACTTCTGGGAAGATAATATCGAAGCTTGTGCTTGTACTTTAATGCCTGCAGTTGAGATAGATCAACTTGATACAACTAATGCACGAGTAGTACAATCTGTCCTGGGATTTCAAAAGAATGATATGCATGAATTCTTCTTAATACCAGATGCTTCGGATAATCAAAGTATTGCTGGTAGGTATGTTATTGATTTGTCTCGTGAAAAATGGTATTTACGTAAGCCGTCCAAACAAACACCATATATTTTACAACATACAAAAGACGAGATAGAAAGCAAAATAAAAAGAAGTAGCAACATATCTTTTGTCTCCTACAATGCATTGGCGTGTGAAAGCTTGAGTAAAACACGTATAGGTGATAAAGTCCTACCATTAAACTGGAGTGAATATATTGATGAACACGATGATTGGACTTGGGAATGGTGAATAAAGTGACTTTAAAGGAACTTTTAGATTTGAAGGATATTAAACAACGTGATTTGCTTAATATCTTGGAAAAGAATTTAGCCGAGATACTTTATGAACGCAAAAAGGAAGTTATTGAAAAAGCATTGTGTGATGCAGGTTTGGATTGTGAGGAGTGCAAGAGAGCTGCTAAAATTGCCGTTGTGCGATTTATTGAAAATATGTTATAATAAGTGAAACAAAATTATGTTCGCCGTAGTTCAACGGAGAACTTAAACGCCTGTAAACATAGAGTGGCTTGATTATATGGAACGAAAGCCAATTTCTATCAAACAGGAATCAGACACGGGATTAATAATTCCGATTGTTCTGAGAATAAAAACATGCAAGATAATAAGGTTAAAAATTATAAGTATGTGTGTTCAAACTGCAAGTATGAGACTAAGTATCCAAATGCTACATTGATATGTCCTAGATGTGGTGAAAAGCTTAAAAAGCAGGAAGATAATTCTACTGATAATGAATCTTTAAACGTAAACGATCCTGAACTAATGACGTTAATGCAGCATTTGGATGATACAGACGAAGATGATATTGATAGATATACAGATGTGTTGATTGAGCTTAATGCTTTAAAGGATAAAACAACTAATCAAAACAGAGCAACTGAGATTAACTTGTTAACAGAGGAAATACGAGACAAGCTTGAAAATATTGTATCTTGTAATCGTGAATTTATTCAGGATACATTTGCTGGTTCAATCAATATCATTGACGATAAATATGTAGAGAACGAATCTGGCGTTGAACGTGTGAGATTCAGCGCAATAGTTGGACAAGTAGACACAATCAACAAGAATAATAGATTGTATCCTAAGGAAGAGATTCTAGCAAACATTCCTACTGTACAAAAGCTTATGAAGGCTGGGATGTTTCATGGTCTACTTGATCATCCTGGATTTTTAAGTAGTGCGTTAGCACGCGATATTGCAGTTTTATATGATAAAGTCATGCTAAAAGGCAATGACATATACCTTGAAGGTCAAACAACGTTAAATGAAGCTGGCCGCACAGTTGTTGACCTTTTAAAATCTGGAGTAGGATTAGAGTGGTCTTTACGGGGATGGGGAAATGTAGAAACATCAGTAACTGATGAAGGTATCGAATACGATACTATAAAGAATTATATTTGGGATTCTGTAGACATTGTAACAAGAGGTGCTGCAGATACTCGAATTGTATCTTTTGAAAACCAGAATAACGATAATATTGAGGATTCTCAACGAGTAATTATGGAAAATCGAGAAACTCAACCAAAGGAAGTAAAGGAAACTACGGAAGTGCAGCAGGTTCCAAATCTTGATGAAATTAAGGCAGCGGTTGCTGAACAGGCGGCTAAGGCTGCAGAAGCACAGGCTGTTGAAATTACAAAGCAAATCTTAGAAGCTCGTGACTTGGCGGAGTATAAGGCTAAGAAGTTAGCTGGTATTGATGAGTCAATACGTACTCCAATTGAAAGGGCTTTTGAGCATGCAGATAGTAAGGAAGCTGTTGACAAGGTAATGGAGGATTTCTCTCCATTAGTTAACAAGGTTCTTAAGTCTCAGAATATGCCAACTGGTATTGGCATTATTACAGAAGAGACTCGTCGAAAGGGCTATGTTGAGAAGTGGATTGTAGGCGATAATGTTCTAGATCGTCCAGAGACCGCAGAAGAGGCGTTTGCACAGTTAATTGACACGTATCCTGTAGGTAAGAATGCTACAGATTCTGCCGACTGGAATAATCCGCGTAATGTATGGCGGCAGGTACTGGTCAATGAACGCAGGGAACATCCTGAGTACTTCCATGCGGTCACTCGTCAGGGTATTCTAGAGACTGCTACAACCACTACAGCATTAGGTACTACTCTGCCAACAGTATTGCCTATGCTGCGTCAGTTGTTCCCGCAGCTTGTGCCGTTTGAGATTAGCTCAGTTCAGCCTTTATCTGCTCCAACTGGTCGTGTTTACACACAGAGCTTTAAGACATCAGGTGGTGTTGATTTGTCTGATAGCTCAACGTTTGATAGCACATGGGCAGATCATACAGAGGGTGAGACAAAGGCACAGATAACGCTTGAGATGGATTATGAGGATGTAAGTGCCACCAGCAAGGCTATTTACTATGATATCACTAGCGAGCTGCGTCAGGATATGAAGGCATTGTTTGATCTTGACGCTGAAAGTGAACTCATTAGAGCTGCTGCTGATGAAATAGTACGTGAGATCAACTATCAATTCCTTGAGATGCTTCGTGTTGGTGCAAGTAACAATGTCAATTATGGCACTGTTGCACCAACTGGATATACATCGGATAAGGATTGGTATGATTTGCTGGGGGCGCATATTGAGAAGGCCAGTTCTTTGATTGCAGAGTCGGCGTATATTCCTGGCGATTGGATGGTTGTTGGACCAGGGGCAGCTCCGATTCTGCGTTCTTTGAATGGCTTTGCAGTGTTACCAGCTGAAGATCAAACGCAGTTCGGTATTGGGCTGAAGCGTATTGGGCAGTTGGATGAACAGTGGCGTGTTTACCGCGCTGAATGGTTCTCTCGCAATACCATTCTCGTTGGTTTCAAGCCACCTTCGTGGGAGAAGACCGGTGCTGTTTATGCACCATATGTGCCGCTTTATATATCCCCGGAGGCTTATACTCCAAGTACCAACACGACACAGCGCTCAGTAAGTACTCGTGCTGCGATGAAGGTCCTTCGAGGAGGGTGCTTCGCAACTGTAACAGTACAGCCTGGCACAACTGGAGTAGCTCCATTCTAATGAATGGATAACTTAAAACTAAATATGAATGCAATCAATACTGGGTCTTCTTTGATAGAGGACCCAGTATTTTTCTTATGTAATATTAACGTTAGACTTGCATAAATTTATTGGGTATAATATAATTTAGTAAACTGAATTGTTGTAGAGGTAGGATATGACAAAAATACCTGTAAAATTACGATTGCCGTGTAGTTCATTAACTGGCTATGGAAAGATTTCATTGGCGTTAATTAAGGGGCTTTTACAATCTAAATTCATAGATCCTGAGTTTTGGGCTTTATATAATCATATTAATGATTCGTTTCCTGAGGAATATCGTTCACTTATAAATACTCAACACAACGTCAAGAATTATGGCATATTAATAGGAGTGCCGTCTTGTCTTTCTCATTTGTCAACAAGATACAGAGTTGGGTATTTTATGTATGAAGCAAGTGATATTCCATTTGCGTGGCAAACAGATGTTAGAAAGGCGAATGAAATATGGGTTCCAAGCCAATATTGTGCGATGGTATTTGGTTCATATAATTCAGATGTTAAGGTTGTACACTTAGGATGCGATAGTGATGCGTTTTATGATAACAAATTGTCCATAGAAAGCAAAAGATTGTTCTTAAATAAGTATTTTAATGACGTTGATTTTAGGAAGTTTGACTATATTGTTGGTAGTGCAGGAGTTATGTCATATAGAAAGGGAGTTGATTTATTGTTAAAAGGCTTTCTTGCAGCCTTTGGTAATGATGATAAAGTTGCTCTTGTGATTAAATCTAGGGACACACGATGGATGCCGCAAATCGATCATGACAATATTTTTGTTATAGATACCGCATTCAAAGAAAGTGAAATGGCTGACTTTTATAGGGCACTTGATTTGTTTGTATTGCCTTCTAGAGGAGAGGGCTTTGGTATGCCTCCAATAGAGGCAGCTATGTGTGGCACGCCTGCATTGACAACTAGATATAGTGGACCAGCAGAATATATTGATGATAAGAACATTTGGGGTATAGATATTCTAGGAGAAGAAAAAGTCGTTAAAATGCAAATGGCAGTTACTAATGCTTTATGGGCTAAAATAGATATAGATAACCTTATTGACAAATTAAGATTTTTGCGCGATAATAGACCATGTATTAAGCGATCTTTTAAGTATTGGAGTTATCATTCAATGGTAAGACGATTTGAGGATGCAATTAAGCTTTCTTATTATAAATTAATGCATAAATAAGAACATGTTAAAAGAAACAATTATCAATAGAATAAGAGCACGTACGGGTGTTACCGAGTCGCAAATCACGGATGATGATTTGGGTACAATTATATCATCTGCGCTAGATGAGTATGTATTGTACAAACCCAACGTAAATCTTACTACTAGTACTCAATGTATTGTTACTGTTAAGGATCAACCAGATTATGCGTTCCCAGCTGATGCTCTATGGATTATTAATGTTTTCTGGGCTCCAATGGATAATTTTTCTCGTGATCTTTACAAAGAGTTAATTTCTGAACAATTTGATGAAGACCATTTAGTGGACCTATTAATTCAATATAATAAGCTGGCAAAGATACGGCAATACTTTAGCGGAACTTGGAAAGTAATCAATAACAAAATTTGGCTTATTCCATCACCTAACACAGATGGTGAAAAAGTAGCTGTATTGTATGCCACCACAAAAACGCTTGTCGATTTATCTAGCATTACTGATCATTTATTTGAGGACTTAGTAGTAGGTATGACGTTTGAAAGACGGGGCTTTGATCTGATTCAATCAAGTGGTTGGAGAGCAGGAGCCTATTC